AAAATCCCATGCCCTCAAATTACTTTGAGAACTACGGCATCGTCACTGTCACGACTGCGACTGTAACGATCACCGACGAGGCTCACGTTGGCCAGCGCGTTATCTTCAACCGCGCTGCCGGTGTGACCGCAACCCTGCCGGAAGCTACCGGCTCGGGCAACCGCTACGAGTTCATCGGCGCAGTCGATGCCTCGGGCAGCCAGATCATCAAGGTCGGCGACAACACCGACATCATGATGGGCGTGGCCTATCTGGGCAACGACAGTGCAGGCGCTTCGTGCTTCTACACTGCCGATACCTCGGACACGATCACGATGGACGGCTCGACCAAAGGCGGCCTCAAGGGTTGGCGTGTAGTCTGTGACGACATCGCTGCCAACACTTGGGCCGTTATGGTTATGTCGGAAGCATCCGGCACCGAAGCGACCCCGTTCTCGGCCACCGTGTCGTAACGAAAAGAGGGGCGGGTTTATGCTCGCCCCTTCTTCCCAATGAGAGAATATCGCGTAACATGTGAGGGAATATTCCGGGGAGGCATCCGCTATCGTCGCGGGCAAATCCTACGGATGCCGCCGGAAGTGGCGGATGTTATGCGTTTGGCCTACCCTAATCTGACCTTTGAGGACGCCCATGTCGAAAATCGCGGAGAGAATGTTCGAGGAGGACGGGAAGATCATCGTGCAGCAGAAGCACGACTTCAGCCCGGTTCTGGAACGAGCGAAAGCCCTAAAAAGCGCCGGGGCGGACAGCTTCGGAGAAAGCAAGCTGGTCGGTTTAGTGCCGATGAAAGTCTGGGCTGAGTGGGCGAAGAAGTGGGGTGTCAATCCCAACGACGCGGCGGCCATGCGTGAGGTTGTGGCCCGTGAGTTGAACAGCAGCGACAACGCGCACTTGCGTGTCTGGGAAGGGCGGTATTGAGATGGAAGTTATCGACACAATCATGCAGTGGATCGTCGCCCCGGTTGCGGCTTTTGTGTTCTGGATGTACCGCACGCAGCAGGACCATGCCACCAAGCTGGCTGTTCTTTCCGCCGTACACGAGGCGAACAAAGAAGCCCACGACCGGGAATTCAAGGAGCTGCGTGAGAATTTCAAGCGCGTGTTTGAAAAGCTGGACGGCATTGAGGCCGCCTTGCGGAAGTGAAGGTGCTGCTGATCTGGGTGGGCTATACCCACCTCTGGATCGACGGGCGCATGGTATTTGTCAAGATTTGCAGGTATACTGCGGACATAGCATTGGCGGTTCGACCGCTTGATCTCTGCCCGCCATTCTGGAGCCTGTGATGTTTGACCCAGTTTCAATCGGCATGGCCATCAGCGTTGGCAGCAAGGCGTTTGGCCTGCTGAAGCAGGGCATTGCGGCTGGTCGTGAAATTCAGGACATGGCGTCTCAGCTATCCGAATGGGGCAAAGCTGTTTCTGACATTGCCTACGCGGCTGACAAAGCCAATGAGCCGCCGGGTGTGTTCAAGACGCTGTTCGGCGGCGGCAATCAAAAGAGCGCCATCGACATCTTCGCCGCGCAAAAGCAGTGCGAACAGCAAAGGCGGGAGCTTAAACAACTCGTCACATACCAATACGGGCATGATGCGTGGCAACAACTCACCGACATTGAGCGTCGGGTGAGGCAACAGCAGCAAGATCAGGTTTACCGCCGCCGCGAGATCATCGAGTCGATCATGGAGTTTTTACTCTGGTGTGGTATAATCTTGGTCACAATGGCGCTGTCTGGCGTCGGCCTGTATGTCTGGGGCCGCTACATGGGGAGGTGGTAGGATGCGTGAGAAGCTAACTTGGCTTGCCTTCGTTGCGGGCATTTTCGCCATACTCTGGCTAAGTGGTGACGGATTTTATCGTTACCCGTGCCAATCGCCCGAGCTTTTCGACGCTGTCGAGTGCAACCCACCGATTTGCCTTCGCACAAGAAACTGTGCGTCCGATCTGATAGGAGTTTCGGAATGAGCAAGAACAATCCTGATTTCATGGAAGCCAAGCTGCGCTACTTCATCGGCGTGGCGCTGACTTGCACCTTGGGCGGCATCGTGTTTTTCACGCTTTACGCCTTGATCTTCGTGACCCAACCGCTGGGCGAGAGCAGCGAAAACGACCGCGCATTGTTTTCCATCCTCACCCCCATTGCATCGTTTCTGGTGGGTGCCTTGGGTGGCGTACTCTCGGCAGGAAGCAACCGCAACAATGGCGGCAACGAGCCGTCATCACAGGAGCCGAAAGAATGATTGCACGCATCATCAGCATGTTTATGGGACGCAGGCTCAAAGAAAAAGCCGTGGACGCAGTGCTGGACAAGGTGAACCTGCCTGACCCGGTGGAGAACGCCATCAAGGCGGCAGCCACCGGCAACGTCGGTGACTTGCTCGGCGGCATGGGCAAGGACATGGCCAAAGAGGCTGTGCTTGGTCAAATCACCAAGAAGGTTCCGATCAAGAGACCGAAAAAATGAAATGGCTGGCCCTGCTCCTGCTGACGGCTGCGCCCGCTCATGCTTATGAGATCACCCGCGTGATCGACGGCGACACGGTTGAGATCGCGGTAGACTTCCTACCGAAGCCCTTGCCGCCCAAGCTGTCGGTTCGCGTGATTGGTATCGATACGCCTGAGAAGGCACCTCGCGCTCAATGCGATGCGGAAGCAGCTTTGGCTAAGAAAGCCAGCGCCTTTACAAAAGACGCGGTTGCCAACGCCCTCGAGGTCGATATCAAAATCCTCAAGTGGGACAAATACGGTGGCAGGGTGTTGGGTGACGTTTATCTAGATCACCAGAGCCTAGCTCAAAGCCTGATCTCTGCGGGCCTTGCCCGTCCATACAAAGGTGACGCCAAGCAGTCTTGGTGCGAATAGGAGAATGTGAATGAGCCTGATTACAGAAGCCCAACTGGCGGCCATGATCCCGACCAACAAAGAGGTTGCAGCCTGGTGCGAGGAGCTGAACAAAGCCTTGCCCAAATACGACATCACGACGCCGGAAAGGATCGCTGGATTCGTGTCTCAATGCGCCCATGAGTCGCAAAATTTTTTGGCCCTATCGGAAAATCTATCCTACCGCCAAGAAACCCTGCTCAAAGTCTTCCCGCGCTATTTTGGCCCCGGCAAGCGCAACGCTGCTGAGTATGCCAAGAACCCTGAGAAGATCGCCAACTACGTCTACATGGATGAGTTCCGCACCAGCAAGCTAGGCAACACCCAACCGGGCGATGGCTGGCGCTTCCGTGGGCGTGGCCTGAAGCAGTTGACCGGGCGGGACAACTACACCCGCTTTGCCAAAGACTACGACATGACCGCCGAGGAAGCAGCCGAGTGGGTCGAGACCAAGGAAGGTGCGCTGGCCTCGGCTCTCTGGTTCTGGAACATTAACAAACTGAATGCAATCGCTGACACGGCTGACGTTGTTGCACTCACGAAGAAAATCAATGGGGGAAACATTGGCTTGCCAGATCGGCAAGCTCGGTACGAAAAGGCTATGGCTGTGCTGACGGGCCGGATCCCCTTGCGTGCAGCCAACAACGGCACTCCCGTCAACCCGCAGATCACCGACGCAGTGACGCAGGTTCTGCGGAAAGGCTCGAAGGGCGCTTTGGTGAAGAAGCTGCAAGCCGCCCTGAATGTTGGCGCGGATGGCGACTTTGGCCAAGGCACGGAGAACGCTTTGAAGAAGTGGCAGGCCCGCAACGGCTTGACCGCTGACGGCGTGGCTGGGCCTAAGACGCTGGCGAAGCTGCTCGGCTGACACCAAGTGTGTTCCAATGACCCCTAGACAGCAACAGGCCGTCGAGGCGTTCAAGCGCACTGGCAACGTGGCCGAGGCTGCGCGCGAGATCGGGATAAACCGTCGCGACATGCAGCGGATGCTGAACCGCGCCGGGATGACATCGGATGTCCGGGATGATTACCGCCTTGACCCGGCCATCGCTGACAGCATGAAGGCCGCCGGGACAAACATGGTCCCGTCGCTGGCTTGGGTGAAGGTCCCGGCCAAAGACGAGGAGCCGGGCTATTCGGTCATGCTGCGACCCGAGGCAGAGCAGCCAGAGGCCGTCGCAGAGCGCATACGCGCGGCGCTGGAGAGCATGGAGCCTGCTGAACCTGTGCTGGCCCCTGAAAGCGTGATGGCCGATCTGTGTGCGGTTTATCCGCTCATGGACGCGCACGTCGGCATGATGGCGTGGGGCCGCGAGACAGGCGCGCAGGACTATGACCTCGGCCACGCGGCTCAGGACATGCGGCACGCCTTTGCCAAGGTTCTGGCGCTCACGCCAGCGGCGGAGCAAGCGGTGCTGTTGATCGGCGGCGATTACTTCCACAGCGACGATACACGGGCCGAGACGCCTGCCAACCGTCACAGGCTGGACGTGGACGGGCGCTTCTGGAAGGTACTAGATGTTGGCATCGGGATCATTGCCGAGACCATCCACAAGCTCTTGCAGAAGCATTCGCGCGTACTGGTGCGTGTGCTGCGTGGCAACCACGATCCGCACTCTAGCATGACGCTCAACTTCGCGCTGGCAGAGCGGTATCGCAACGAAGCACGGGTGACGGTCGAGAAAGACCCGCGTGACTTGTTCATGTTGCAGTGGGGCAAGTGCGCGATCTTCGCTCACCACGGCGACAAAGGTAAGCCGCAACAGATGGCATTGTATCTATCTGACGTATGTACGTTCTGGTCGCAGACGCGCCACCGCCACTATCTAACAGGTCATGTTCATCACGATCAGGCCAAAGACTTCGGGCCTCTTCGTTGGGAAAGCCTGCGCGCCTTCTGCCCGCCTGACGCTTACGCCGCTGGCATGGGCTATGGCGCGAGGCGTGCATTGCAGTCGATCACATTCCACAAGCAGGACGGGCTGGTGCTGCGTGCGCTGGACCCGATTGACAGAATTTCGGAGTGATCGCGAGGGGCGCTATGGTTGAGAAATGAGCCGTAGCGCAGTCTGATTTCTGACCAACACAAAGCCTGTGTGCGCCCCTCGCAATGTTTTCTAGCGGTTCAGCTTAACGCCTGCAACCGCTTTTCGTTCTGAAGACGCCGCAAGGTGCGCTCGACCGCCGCCGGGCTGGCTGACAGTTTTACCTTGGGCTTTGTCTCGCCATCAACGATGTCGATCCACACCTTGCTCTTTGGGCTGACCCGCTGCGGAGAAAACGGGTGCATCGGCAGCACTATGCCGAAACGCTCACAGGCGGCTGCGATGCTTGATCGGTGCATTCCGTAATGTTCGGCTGTGAGGGTTAGGTGCCAGCCTTGGTCTTTGGCTGCTTGGATCATGTCGCGGGTAATCAGTCGTCTCGGCGGTGCCATTCGGCTTGGTCCTTTATTCTGTTGATGGTTTCTAGATTTTGACGGGCAAGATACTCGATCAGCAAAAGCTGTTCCTCAGTCACCCACCACGCAGGCAACTTGACGTAGCCTGCCAACCTCAACGCTCTCGCGCCGGGGCTGTTGGATGGGTCACGGGGCATTGGCTACACTTCCCAAAGATGCGGTTTGCCCGGCGCTTCCACAGTGAAAAAACCAAATGCGTTGTGAAAGTCATGCAGAGCGTTGATGTAATCTCGAAGCCTCGCGTTCTCGACATTGGCCTCAGCCATACGCTCCATCATATCAATGATGCGTTTGGCCTCCTCCGCCCGCTCGTGCAGCATTGCCTTGAGATCATGCTTTGCAAGCCGCTTAGAAGGTCGGTCGAAGTAGACAGGATGCGGATAGGTGATGTCGCACAAAATTCGCTCCATCTCGCCTTTGGTCGTTCTGTATAGTTTTAGACTGCTCATCCCTTCTCTCCCTCAATCTCGGCCAGCGTGACGCGGGCTGTTGAGCAACCGCACTCACCCGCAATCTCCCGCAGCGCCTCCACCGCCTTCGCCAGCTTGGCCTCAAGGTCACGCACAGCCTGCGTCCCGATCCTGTCACACTCAGCATAGGCGTCCCGGTATTTCTCACATGTCGCCAGCTCGGCGGTCAGGGCTTCGATGCGGTCGGCTTGCTTATGACCGTCCGCAAAGCCCGCTGCATATGCCGCTCCCTTCTTGAGATCGGCGTGCGTGGGCGTGGCGGCGGGGTTGTGGGCGTGCCACCGTTGAACGGGGTTGTCACTCATGTCAGTCCCTCCATGTTCCCATGAGCCTTGAGTTCAGGTCAACTACCTCAGTCAGCCGCGCATAGCGCCAGCGACCCCACTTCCAAATCCCCGGCGCGGAGCTTGGCACCGCCACACGGACCATAAACACGGGCAGGAAGCCAAACTTCAGATGGATCGCGCCCTGTTGGGCTTCTCTTGTCAGTTCTTTCATTTCCGCCCCCGTTCCCAAGCCATGCGCGAAAGCCGATTGGCCAGCGCGTCGATGTCATCGGTGCTGATCTGGCGGTTGGTGATGATGGCCCAGTAGACGAGGTCCATGAACCTCTTGGGTGGCAGCACCTGCGCTGCGCTGTTGATACCCAGTGCGGCCTCTGCGTGGATGTCGCGGTGCGGCATGACCGCCTCTCTCTTGCGCCAGAACATCATGCCACATCCTCCGGCAGATCGAAGCAAGTCAGCCGCACCACACGCCCGGCTGCGACCAACTCGGCCAGCTTGGCTGCGATCTTTTCGTCAGCCATGTTCATATCCTCGGCGATCTCTTCGACGGTGGCGCGGCCATCGGCTTGCAGGTTGCCCAAGATGAAGGCACCCAGCGTATCATTCCGTGATACAGGCGCGGCATCATCCAGCGAGATCGCCAGCCAAGGCGTCCTCTCCGGCTGGCTCATGTTCGGCACGATCTGCGCCATGATCTTCTGGCCGGGGCGCAGGCTGGCATCCAGGGCCAGCTTGCTGGGGATGAACACGTTCTGCGTCATGTCGCTCGACAGCACGGCGAAGGTGGTGCCTGTCTGAAGGCGGTTTGTTATTACCAGTTCAGTCGGCTGCATTGTTTTTCTCCAGATATGCAAGTTGGTCTTCTGCGTCACGTTGATAGTGGATGAGGACCATAATCTCCTCGCCGACCCATGACGGCCTGACGCCAGTGCCGTATCTCTTTTCTAGATCGTCGATCTGTTCCTGCTTGCGGGCGATGTAGGCGCGGCATTCTTCTTTGGTCATCAGTAAATCCCCAATCTGTCCAAGGCGAAGTATGATTTCTTGTAACTCTCGATAAGGCGGTCAACGCTGTCGATCTTGGCGGAGATCTGCGGGTTGGGAGCAGTGTCATTAACGATGGTCAGCGTCTCGCGGTAATCCCACAGCGCGGTCAGCACGATGTGGGTGTCCATTGCTCCAAGTCTAACAGCCATCTCACCACCCCATCCCGAAGCCGACGAGGAAGCCAGCCCAGAGCAGGCCGAAGATTGCGATGGCCCCGATCAGGTCGGCGGCGATGTCGCGGATACGCATGGCTTATTTCCCTTTGTTTGCACTGATGGCAGAGGTCAGGCGCTGGCGCAGTTCGAGGCGGCGCAGGTTGTGCATCATCTCGCCAATGTCGTGATAATCTGGCTGCTCATGGGTGCTGTAGTCCATGTCACGGTCGATGCAATCTAGGGCCGTCTGGGCCTGTTCCAGCGTGATGGTGATAGTGATGGTGGTCATCTTGTTCATCCTTGTTTGCTAGTTCGTATCCCCACAATACAGCCTGATCCACCGCGTGCAACTAAATAATTGCACTTGACGCATCTTTTTTTGCGCCGTAAGCGTATAGCACCGAAACAAGGGAGAACGCCAAATGATGGCTCAAACACAAATCAGGCAATGGTGCGCCAAGGACGGGCGCAAACTAGGCTGGCTCGCCGACAAAGTGCCAGTAGCCAAGTCCAGCCTATCCAGATGGATGACGGGCCGCGTGGTGCCGTCCGCAGTCTACCGCCACCGCATCGCGGACATCACCGGGATTGAGGATTTGCGGTTCGAAGAAGAATGGGTGTCCAAGTGAACCGGGCCGAAATCTTGGACACCGCCAAGGCATACATCACCGTTGACCGCGCCAACACGCACGGCAGCGCCGAGGCCAACTTTGGCCTGATCGCCGCTTACTGGTCAGCGCACCTGAACAAAAACATCAGGTCGCATGACGTGGCCGTCATGATGACCCTGCTGAAGCTGGCCCGCGCCAAGTCGAACCCGGCGCACGCGGACAACTGGATCGACGGCTGCGGCTATCTGGCCTGCGGCGGCGAGATCGCCACAGCGAACCAGACAAAGGGTAAACCCATGCAGTGCGAGTATGGCGTCTGGAAACCTATTGGAACCGCGCCGAAGGACAGGCCAATATTACTCCTTACGTGGGAAGATTGTGGGCCATATTACACCCGTGATGTCGCTTGGTGGGAAAATGACGAAACATGTGACGGAGGTGGGTTCTGGTCTGGCCCGCTCTCAACACTTGATCCATCATTTTGGACTGATTTGCCCGAAAACCCACCAGAGCCGGAAGGTGAAGAATAATGTCCTACATCATCGGCATCGACCCCGGCAAAAGCGGAGCCATCGCGCTCCTCGACACCGACGACATGCAGGTCAAAACCTACGACATGCCCGGCACGCTGGACGAGAAGATGGGCCTGATCGCGGCATTAGGCCCGGTCAAATGCTGCTGGCTGGAGCGGCCTTTCTTTCCCCGGATGATCGGGATCAAAAACGCCGTCACCATCGCTGTCGCGTACGGTGAACTGAAGGCTTGCCTGTTCTTCGGCGGCGTGCCGACGTTCGAGGTGGACCCGTCCGCGTGGAAGAAGACCATGCGGCTCTCGACCGACAAGAACGCCAGCCGCGCGCTGGCCAGCCAATACTTCCCCGACTGCTCGGACCAGTGGGCGCGGGTCAAAGACGACGGCAGAGCCGAGGCGGCCCTGATCGCACTCTATGGAAAGGGAAAACAATGATCCTAAACATGACCAACGAGGCGTACCACGCACGCCCTGAAATTAGCAGCAGCGATGTCAAAGCCGTCGCAGGCAAGTCGCTGGCACACTGGAAAGGCAAGGTCTGGAAAGACAGCAACGCCTTCGCCCTCGGCAGCGCCGTCCACGCCCTCGTGCTGGAGCCGGAAAAGAACCTCGTCCTGCGCGGCCCAGAAGATCGCCGGGGCAACAAGTGGAAAGAGGCCCAGCTTATCGCCGACATTGACGGCAAAATCCTCCTGACCGAAGGCGACTACGATCTGGCAGAAAAGATCGCGGCTCCCGTCATCAACCACGAAGTCGTCAAGGCATGGGTCGCCGATCCCAGCTTCGTGGCCGAGGCCAGCTTCTTCGCTACCGATCCCCAAACAGGCGTCAAGATCAAGTGCCGCCCGGACGGATACCTGCCCGACGCTGGCATCGTCTTCGACATCAAGACGACACGCGATGCCTCGCCCGATGGCTTCCCGCGCGAAATCCGCAACTACAACTACGATTTGCAGGCGGCTCATTACTTGAGGTGCCTGCGGTCGGCAGGGTTCAACGCCCACACCTTCATCTTTGTCTGCGTGGAGAAGGAAGCACCCTACGCTGTCGGCCTGCACGCGCTCACACGGCAGTACATCGAAGCAGCCGACATGCGCGTCACGCTGACCCTAGAAAAAATATCCAGAGCCGAAGCCGCAAACACCTTCACAACGGGCTGGCCCTTGATTAACCATGTGGACCTGCCGAAATGGCAGGCCATTGAGCCTGAAGCCGACGTTTTTGACGAAACCGTTGACTTCTGAAACTACCGCCAGAGAGGAGCAAATCATGGCAAATAACGACGACTTCCTGAAGGTCTTGGCTAAAAACGTGACCTTCCAATATCCCAAGCTGAACCAAACCTATCGGTTCAACACCCAAAAGCAGGCCAGCGAACCCTGCGCGCCCACCGCATCCAACGCGGCTTGGTCCGTGGCCTTTGAGATGACCAAGGAGCAGGCCAAGCCGCTCTATGAAGAACTGCGCGCCCACTATGAGGCTTGCCGCTCGCGCAACAGCAAGATGCCTCAATTCAAGACCATCTTCAGCATGAAGAAGCTGAAGGACGAGCATGGCAACGAAACCGGCATGGTACAATTCACCGCCAAGCGCAACGGCATGAAGAAGGACGGCACGCCCAACAAGGCACCCACCGTCATCGACGGGCAGAAGCAGCCGCTGGCCGATCTGGCCTTCTGGGGCGGCTCCAAAGGCACCGTGCGCGCGTGGGCTGTCGCTGTGATCGATCCCGATGGCAACGGCGGCATCAGCCTGCTGTTGGACGCGGTGCAGGTCACCGAAGCCCGCTATGGCGACGGCGGCATGGATGACTTCGACACCGTCGAAAGCAAGGCTGATCCGTTTGAGCAGGCCAAAGCGCCCTTGACCGAACAGAAGCGCCAAGCCATTGCTGATGATCTGGGGGACGAAATCCCTTTTGATTTTGCCGCGTAGGTCGATTGACTTGCGCGGCTAAACAAAGCACCTTAGGCTAGATATTACATCAAGCCTCAGGTGCATCATGGAAGAAGTCTGGAAACCCGTCCCATCAAAGCCCGGCGTCCTCGCAAGTTCTTTTGGGCGCATACTACTGCCAAGAAGGTCAGCAAAAATGCCGCGCGGTAACTTGAGGTGGTATGAACCTAAGCCAACGTATGGCGTGAAAACGCGTTCATCCAAGACCGCCCGTCATGTTTATATGGGCATTCAGAACAGGTTTTATGGGAACATGAAGGTTCACAGGCTTGTGTGCGAGGCTTTCCACGGGCCAGCTCAGGATGAATCTCATATTGTTATTCATCTGGACGAAGACGCGACGAACAATCGCCCAGAGAACCTTAAGTGGGGAACCATGAAGGAGAACATGAACATGCCGGGTTTTATCGCATATTGCAAATCTCGCACTGGCGAAAACAACCCGCATGTTAAAGGGCGTAGGGCGGTGAGATAAAAAGAACCCCGGCGTGAGACCAACGCGCCGGGGTTCAAGTAAGGCAGGCGGAACCGAGGGAGGAGCAGGTTCCAGATGTGTGAGAGCAACCCAACACAAGGAATACTTTAATGCAGTCTATATCTGGTGGCAAGTGTCGCGGTGGCCACAATGTCTGATATCCGCTTCCTGACAGCCCCCGGCTCTTTCCACACCCTGATCGACAAACCCGGCCAAACATACCCCGGCATTTCTTGGGTCGACATCGCCCGCATGGTTTCCACACCGCAGGCGAAAGAAAAGATCGACGCAGACTTTTTCATTCCCTCAACCTACCGCGAACACGACGGCAGATCGCACGAAGCCCAGCGTGAGCGCGGAGCGTTCCGAATGCTCGCCCTCGACATCGACCGGGGCAACCCCAGCCTAGACGACGTGCTGGCCGCCGTAGAGGCCGTCTGCGGGCCTGTCAGCCTGCTTGCCTATTCATCCTCCGGCGCGACACCAGAGAACCGCAAATGGCGCGTTCTGATCCCTTTAGCTGGCTTCCTGTCCGGCGCTGACTATGAGTTGGCCCAGACCGCCTTTTTCGACCTGCTGCATGCCAATGGCATACACCCTGACGGCGCGCTGGCACGCTGCGGCCAGCCGATCTACCTGCCAAACGTACCGCTCGGCAAACGCAATCCCGATCTAACCCCGATCTTCTATCAGCACTGCATCGTCCGTGGCGGCATGCTGCGCCTCGACGCCGACAGCGCCATCCGCCAAGAGATCGACCGCAGGCTGGAGCAATACCGCCTCGCTGCCGAGCAGGCCGACCGGGCGCGTGCCGAGCGTGAACGCCAGCGTGCCGAACGTCGGCAGAAGTTCCCCGATCAGGTCAGCCCGATTGATGCTTTCAACGCTGACCACAGCATCGAAGATTTGCTGGCCCGCTACCAGTACGAGCGGCGCGGATCGTCCCAGCATTACCGTTCGCGGTATCAAACCAGCCCCAGCTTCGCCACGCAGAACTTTGTGACCCATTGGGTCAGCCTGTCTGGATCGGACGCAGCCGCTGGCATCGGCAGGTCGAAATCGCTGGGCGAGAACTCTTACTGCTGGGGTGATGCTTTTGACCTTTTTTGCCATTTTGAGCATGACGGGGACGAAAGCGCCGCCGTGCGCGCCTATGGCCTTGAGATCAGCCCGGCCAAGGCCGAGATTGATGTGCCAGAGAATGGCATGGATGATTTCGACTATGTGGCCCCGCAGGCCGCGCAGGAGGCACCTGCCAGCGCAGAGGCCGATGACATAGACCTAGACAGCTTCGACACCCCAGACGCCCCCGAGGCGGCCCCGGATTGGCCCACGCTCTATGATATGTTTGACGAGGCCAGCATTGAGCCTCGCCGCTGGATATATGCCCACCACTACCTGCGGTCATTCGTCAGCGTGCTGGCGTCGGCAGGCGGCATCGGCAAGACCAGCCTCCAGATCGTCGAGGCACTGGCCATCGTCACGGGCAGGCCGCTGCTGGGCGAGGAGGTGAAAGAGCGCACAAACGTCTGGATCGTCAATCTGGAAGACCCGCTAGAAGAAATCCAACGCCGGGTTCTCGCTGCGATGCGGCATTACGGCATCAAGCCATCCGAGGTCGAGGGCCGCCTGTTCGTCAACGCGGGCCGTGACTTCAGCCTCAAGTTCGGCATCCAGACCCGCGAAGGCGTCCTGCCCAATACCAAGCTGGTCGAATACCTCTGTGCCAAAATCCCCGAAAAGCAGATCGGCTGCGTGTTCATCGATCCCTTCGTCGGTGCCCACAACATCAACGAGAACGACAACATGGCCGTGAACGCCATTGTGGCGGAAATAAGGCGCGTGGCTGACGAGACGAAGTCGGCCATTGGCCTAGTCCATCACATCCGCAAAGGCAATGGCGAGGATGCCAGCATCGACAGCGTGCGTGGTGCAGGCAGCCTGATCGGGGCGGCACGGGCTGCACGGGTGGTCAACCGCATGTCAGCCGATGATGCGGCAAAGCTGGGTATCGATGAGGCCGAGGCACGCTCAATCTTCCGCGTGGACGACGGCAAGGCCAACCTCGCCCCGCCAGCCAACGCCGCCGTCTATCGCAAGATGGAGGGCGTCAAGATTGATAACGGCGAATGGATCGGTGTTTGCCTCCCGTACACGCTGCCAGACGCCTTCGACGGCATCAGTGCAAAGGATGCCAAGGCGGCACAGAGGATCGTCGCCGACGCCCACACAAACGATGAGCCGCTGCGCGAAAGCCAGCAGTCTAAAAAATGGGTGGGCGTCCCGATAGCAGACATGCTCGGCATCGACATCACCGAGACGAAAGGGAAGGCCAAGGTGTCGTCCATCATCAAGACATGGATCAAAACAAACGTGCTGGCCGTCGAGCGGATCACAGACCCGAGACAGGCCAGAGAAGTGGCCGTTGTGGTCGTCGGAGAGTGGATCAGCCATGACGAAGTGTGATAAATATGTCACCTCACCTAGAGCCTCACAGGTGAGGAAAGGTGAGGAAAGGTGAGGTAAAACACCCTTCCTCCTCACCCCACCCCCTAAAGGGGGTGAGGGGTGAGGAGGTGAAGGTGTTGGTTATGTGAGGTGAGGTGAGAGTGAGGAAACCAGAGAGGACGACAACGATGGCACAGAAACCAATACGCCAGAAAAAAGACGACCGCATCCTGCACAAAGGAGCGACGGCGAATGAGATCAAAGCGGACCTGTCGCTGGCACCCTTCGACGCGGCTGTCAGAGAGATGGACAAACGCTGGGGCGTAGATCGCCTGCCCGAGCTTGTCTCGACCGAGAGCGCCGCGAAGTGGGGCAAAGCGATGGCTGGCCTGAACGGGGCCATCGACGCACAAGACCCCGACAAGGTAAAGTTCTGGGTGGAGATATGCTTGCGTGGGCTGACAGCAATGGACGCCGAAGCCGTCAGCCTCGGTCGGCCCGTTTCCGATCCGATGATCTGGGAGCATGAATATGAGGGAACGATCTTCGGCATCATCGAGGATGGGCGCGCCTGGCCGGCAGCCTACGCCAAGCGGCCCGGCATCGCGATCCACACGATGCGTGAGGTGGCCGTCGCCCTGCACGAACACCGCAACGGGCTGGTGAACGCGGTGAAGCTGGCATTCCCCGGCGCCGAGGTGAAGGCCGTCCGCCGACCGAAGGCCGATCTGGAAGATGACTTCGACTTTCTCAGCGACGGGGTGATTGAATGAGCAACACCATCTACATCACCGGCGACACCAAGCAGGATGCCCTCTACCGCGCGCTGGGCGAGGCGCAGAAGGGCGACCGCATCGTGTACCATCAAGGGCAGTGCTGCGGCGGCATCCATCGCTACGCGGCTGCCAGAGCCGAAACCGAAAAGCGGTGTTTCCTCTTTTGCAAGCGCGAGGGCGTAGGACAGTTTGCATATTTGGCCGTGAAGCGTTAAGATGCGCGACAGACAATCTGCACCGTGAAGCGACAGAGCGAGGAACAAGATGCCAGCCGGACGGCCTACGAAGTACAAGCCAGAGTTTTGCGATGTGGTCATCCAGTGCGGGCGCGAGGGCATGGGCAAGGCCGAAATGGCCGCAGAACTCAACGTGGTTTACTCAACTTTCGATCTTTGGACGCAAGAACATCCAGAATTTTCGGAAGCCGTAAAAGAGGCTCGACACCTTTCGCAGGCTTGGTGGGAGAAGCAAGGCCGCTCGGCAACCTTCGGTGGGGTTCCCGGCTTCAACGCGACCAGCTACATCTTTAACATGAAAAACCGCTTCCCAAGCGATTGGCGCGAAAAGCAGGACGTTGACCTGACCAGCAACGGCGGCCCGCTGACAATCCAGTGGAAAAATGCCGACAATTGAAATCCCTTACGCACCGCGCAGGCAGCTTTTGCCGTTTCATAACCGCAAGGAGCGGTTTGCCTGCATCGTGGCACATCGCCGCTTCGGGAAGACGGTCGGCGCGATTAACGACCTAATCAAGTCGGCTATCACGACGCAGCGCGAAAACGTGCGCTGCGGCTACATCGCGCCGTACTACAATCAGGCCAAGGCGATTAGCTGGGACTACATCAAACAGTTCACAGCGCCAATTCCCGGCATGTCATACAACGAAAGCGAACTGCGCGCAGACTTTCCCAACGGGGCGCGCATCAGGCTTTTTGGGGCTGACAATTACGACGCCATGCGCGGGCTGTATTTCGATGATGTCGTGCTGGACGAGCCTGCGGACTTCCCAGCCAACGCATGGCCTACCGTCATTCGCCCTGCGCTGGCAGATCGGCAGGGCCGGGCCACGTTCATCGGCACGCCAAAGGGAAAGAACGAGTTCTGGGAAATCTACGACAAGGCCACGCGGGACGACAACTGGTTCTCGCTGGTGCTGCCAGCATCTGAGACCGGCATCATTCCGCAGATGGAGCTTAACGACGCGCTGAAGACAATCGGCCCGGATCGTTACGATCAGGAATTCGAATGCAGTTTTGAGGCCGCTATCATCGGGGCATATTATGGCCGCGAGATGAAGCAGATGACCGCAGATGGTCGCATCCGCAATATTCTGCACGAGCCTCAGATTGGCGTGGTGACGGCTTGGGACTTGGGCATGGACGACACAACGTCCATCGTGTTTGCCCAGTTCGTTGGCAACGAGGTTCGCATCATCGACCACATCGAAGACAGCGGCCAAGGGCTGGCGCATTACGCGCGCCTGCTGTCTGACAAGCCTTACACATACACCGACCACATCCTGCCGCACGATGCCCGTGTGCGCGAGCTTGGCAGTGGTGTATCGCGGATTGAGACGCTTGAGGGCCTCGGCATCCGCAACATCACCATCGCGCCGAATATCCCGATTGAGGACGGCATTCAGGCTGTTCGCAACGGGCTTGCGAGAACATACATCCACGAGAAGCACACGCGGCTGATCGAATCCCTGCGCCAGTATCAGCGCGATTGGGACGAGCGGTCGAAGACGTGGCGGTCCAAGCCTAAGCACGATTGGACCAGCCATACATGCGACAGCCTGCGCTATCTGTTTGTGGGTTATCGCTCGGTCGATGACGATTGGGGCGCACCTATCAAGCGCAATTTGAAAGGCATTGCGTGATGTGATAGGGTGGCGGCATCCCGCGCCAGAGGAGGCCATAATGCCACTCAAAAAAGGTTCGTCTGCCAAGACGATTTCTGCTAACATCCGCACGGAAATGAAGACCAAGCCGCAAAAGCAAGCGATTGCCATCGCTCTCAGCAAAGCAGGAAAGGCGAAGAAGAAATGAAAAAGCCAGTGAAGTTCACCCCGTGCAAGGGCTGCCCGAACCCCGCCAAGTGCAAGGCAATGGGCCGCTGCATGATGAAGGCTAAGAAGTAATGCCCGGCGGTCTCTACGCAAACATCGCCAAAAAGCGTGAGCGCATCAAAGCCGGATCGGACGAGAAGATGCGGAAGCCCGGCACCAAGGGCGCTCCGACTGCGGCTGCATTCAAGGCATCAGCAAAGACGGCCAAGAAGAAATGAAGACCCCGGCTTGGCAGCGTAAGGAAGGCAAGTCACCCAGCGGCGGCTTAAACGCCAAAGGCCGCGCGTCTGCCAAGGCCGAGGGAATGAACCTGAAGGCCCCGGTAAAGGCGGGCGACAACCCGCGCCGGGCGTCCTTCTTGGCTCGGATGGGCGGTATGCCCGGCCCCGAGCGTGACGAGGATGGAAAACCCACGCGACTTCTGCTATCACTGAACGCATGGGGCGCAAGCAGCAAGGCAGACGCTAAGGCAAAAGCCAAGGCCATTTCGGCCCGCAACGAGGCGAAGAAGAAATGACCATCACGACCTATGCCACGCTAAAGACAGCCGTCGCGGACTTTCTGAACCGCGACGATCTCACGTCTGTCGTGCCAACCTTCATCGCGTTGGCCGAGGCTGACATGCAGCGCAAGCTGCGTCACTGGCGCATGGAAGCCCGTGCGACCGCCCAGCTTGACACGCAATTCTCGGCCATCCCGGCTGATTGGGTCGAGACGATCCGCTTCTATCTGACCACCGGCGAAACCTCGCGGCTGGAGCTTATCAGCCAAGCGGAACTGATCGACCGCAAGGAAGGCGACAGCAACGTCACTGGCCGCCCGTATTACTACGCGATGACCGGGGCGCAGTTTGAACTGTACCCAGTGCCGGATGGCCTTTATACGGGCGAACTGCTATACTTCGG